TTCACACGAAACATTTAAAGAAATTTTAAACAAATTAAGTCAAATTTAATTATGAATGTATATAAATTAACAACAGAACAAAAAGAATCTTTAATAGATCAAACTTATGACGGTTTACAGTATTTTAATCCTGTTTTAGATGCTGACAATAATTGGTTTATATCTATTGAAGAAGTAAATCAATGTACAAATCAATCTTTTCAATGGGTTAAAGATTTACCTATAATAAATTACAATCCTATAATTAATGAACTTTTTTAAATTTTGCATTATGACAATACCAATTAAAAAAATAGAACCGATAACTTTTATAGGAATAGCTTTAGCATTTATTGCACCGATTTACCCGCTTATGGCTACTGTTTGTACTTTTATCGTAGCTGATGCAATGTTAGAAGTAATTAATTCTTTTAAAAACCACCAATTTTGCCCCACTTTTGTCAAAAGATTGGTATTAAAATTCCTATCCTATAACATTTGTTTGATAATTATTTACGTTTTAGAAGTAAATTTATTAGGCGAGTTTATTAAAATGATAATGAATGTACCTTTATTATTGACTAAGATTCTAAGCGTTGGTTTAATATGGTTAGAACTTAATTCTATTGACGAAAACTTTTATAAAATTACGGGTAAAAGATTCGTAAAAGAGTTCAAAAAATTGATTATATTTGGTAAAGAAATCAAAAACGAGATACAAGATGGACAAGATAACAGTTGAAAGAATTAAAAAGGCGCATCCGAAAATCCGTGAGGAATTAAGCGTATATTATAACGAATGCAATAAATTATTACCTAAACACGTTAGGCTTCGTTTTAGCCACGTTTACAGATCCCCAGCGGAGCAACACAAATTATTTATGCAAAGACCTAAAGTAAGCAACGCAGATGCATTTCAAAGTATGCACAATTACGGCTTAGCTTTTGATATTGTATTATTATATGATAAAAATGGAGATGGAACTTTTGAAACTGCTTCTTGGACAATAGACGAACATTGGGATAGGGTTGTAAGCTATTTTAAAAGCAAAGGTTACGAATGGGGAGGAGATTGGAAGTCTTTTAAAGATAAACCACATTTTGAAAAAAACTTTGGTTTTGATTGGAAAACATTAAAAAGTAGATTTGATAGAGGAATAGTAATTAATGATAACGGGATCACTTACCCTAAAATTTAAACAAACAATGGAAAAAGAACAAATTGATTTATTGGTTAAACACGCTGCTAAAACTTACAGTGAAAGTCCTGCAACTACAAACGCAGGTAGATGGTTAAGACTTATTGTAAAATACATTCCGACTGATTTAATTATTAAAGCGTTTGCTCATAAGTTAACAAGATAATTTACTATCTTTGAATATGGAAGAAGAAAAAGTATTTAATCCACAACCGCACTACGATAACACAAAAGGTAGTTTATACAAAGTAGGCAATGAAAGAAAATGGAATCCGTATTTATTCGATGTGGTTAAAAGATTAGAAAGAGGCGGTAAAAAAGACCCGCTTAAACAAGAGATAGAAAAGAGTATTGATGTTTTAAAAATTTGGCTTTCAGAAATTTAGTGTTTTATTTTGTTTTGTTTTAAGACCGTTAATTAATTTTAGCGGTTTTTTTATGCTTAATAGTTTGGTAATTAAAAATAATTACTATATTTGCATTTATAAACTTTAAATAACTAAAAAATGAACGAGAAATTTATTCAACTATTCGAAAAATCTAATATGACAAAAGCCGAGTTTTGTCGGATCATTGGATTAAAAAAACAAAATGCAAATGTATATTTTAACAACAAAAGCGAGATGAAAATAAGCACTTTTGAAAAATTTAAAAGGAATTATTATGCAAAATAAAATTAAGGTTTTAAATTTATACGCTTGTTTAGGCGGTAACCGCTACAAATGGGATGAGGTTGCAAATATAGAGGTTACTGCTGTTGAATGGGATGAGGAACTAGCAAAATTATATAAAGAGCGTTTTCCAAATGACACAGTAATTATAGCAGATGCACACCAATATTTATTAGAGCATTTTAAAGAATTTGATTTTATTTGGAGTTCCCCACCTTGTCCGAGTCATAGTAAAATTAGAGTTACTCAAAAAACAAGAGAAAAATTTAATTTTATTTATCCTGACATGAAATTATATGAAGAAATTATTTTTTTAGATAATTTTTTTGATGGAAAATATGTAGTTGAAAATGTAACTCCTTATTATGAGCCGTTAATACAAGCTAAAAAAAGAGGTCGCCATTTGTACTGGACAAACTTTAATTTGCCTAATGATTTAAAAGAAAGAAAATTAGGAGGCATTTTATGCTCAATGGAAAACGAAATTAATACTCTTTCTGAATTTCACGATTATGATTTTTATAAATATAAAGGCGAACAAAGACGAGATAAGATAGCGAGAAATTTAGTAGACTACGAAGCTGGAAGAACTATTTTTGAAACTGCTTTAGGAATAGAAAACAAATCAATTATTAATCAGGTTTCAATTTTTGATTAATTATTTTTATTATTTATTTGCGTAATAAGATTTAATTACTATATTTGCATATCATTAACACTAAAACAAAACAAAATGAATTTAGACGACTACAAAAACGGTTTATTTGACTCAAATAGTCCGATTAACCAAATCGAAACAGATGCAGAAACTGTAACAAGTTTTGACAATTTAACAGAAGCTTTTGAGAGCGGTCATGAATACGCTTTTAAAGACATTCAAAGCGATATATTAAGAGAGTTAGATATATTGTTAGAGATAGCTAAATTAAACGGATCAGGCACAAAAAGCAGAATTGAGGACTTAATAAATAAATGTAAATAGTTATGGCAACTGATTGGAGAAAATATAGAAAGAGTACGCATTTAGCTTCGGCTGATTTAGACGCGATGGAAACAGACGGATTAGCGTTAATATTCCAAATTAAAGAGGTAAAATACGAAACTAATGTAGATGTTTCAGGAACTAAACAAGATGGTATATTTTGTTACTTTATGGAAGCAGTTAAACCTTTAAAATTAAATAGTACAAACAATAAGATTTTAGCAGGATTTGCTAAACAAGATGGACTTATAGGTAAAGAGTGCCACGTAATAGAGAATTGGTCTGGAATGAAAATAGAATTGTTTGTAGATAGAAACGTTAAAATGATGGGCGCAATTACAGACGGTATTCGTATCAAACCATTAAGACCAAAAGCAAAAGTAAAAAAGGAATTTACAGAAAGTAATTTTGAATCAGCATTTAAAGCTAATGCAACTATCGAGCAAATCGAAAAGAGTTACACAATTACAGACGAAATAAAAACTAAATATTTGAATTATGGAAAATAGTATTTTACAAAGGTCAGACGAATGGCACGAGCAAAGAAAAGGTAAATTTACCGCAAGTGAGATTTACAAATTAATGGGTATTAAAGCACTCGGAGAAACGGGTAAAGGTTACGCTTTCGACAAAGCAATAGAAGAACTTTACGGAGAAACTGAAGAAACTTTTGTATCTTACGATATGCAAAGAGGGATTGAGTTAGAACCTTTAGCCTTTGCAAAGTTCCAGGAGTTAAAAGACTCGGAGTTTTTACAAGTTGAAACATGCGGTTTCTTTAATTTTGGCGAAGATGCAGGAGCGAGTCCTGACGGATTAGTAGGCGAAGATGCTATCTTAGAAATAAAATGCCCGAAACCATCCACTTTTTTTAAGTTAGTTGCTACAAATGAAATAAAAGACCAATATCTTTACCAAATGCAATTGCAAATGATGGCAACGAATCGAAATAAGGCGCATTTCTTCAACTATTGTATCATAGACGGTATAGAATATTGGCACGAAATAATAGTAACAAAAGATGCCATTATTTGTGACAAAATGGAAGCAAGAATAAAAGAAGCGAGTGAATTAAAACAAGAATATATTAACAACTTAAATAATAATAAACAATGGCTTTAGAAGTAACAGGAGTAATCGAAAACATTTTACCGTTAGAAAAAGGAACTACAAAAGACGGTAAGGAATGGAAAAAACAAAGTTTTATATTAAAAACAGACGAACAATATAGCAACCTTTATTGCTTTGAGATTTTCGGAGATGAGAAAGTAGAAAACTTTATTAAATTCAATAAAGTAGGGCAATTGGTAAAAGTGGATTTTAACGTAGGTTGTAATGAATGGAACGGTAAATACTTTACTAAATTACAGGCTTGGAAAATTTTTAAAGCTGATTCAAAAGAAGAAGCGGTAACTCAAGAAGAAATTGAAAGCGATTTACCATTCTAATATTAACAAAAACCCCCTATTAAGTTAGGGGGTAATTAAAACAAAAAACAAAATGAACAAAAGTAAAAAAGTTAATATGCATAAGTTATACTGCCTGTTACAATTAGTACAAGAAAATTTAGACGATTTAAAAGTAACAAATCAAAAAGCAATTAGGTTAAAAGATAATATAGCCGAGTTTTGTGAGCTTATTAATGATGAGGTAGCCGATACTTATACAATTCAAAAAAGCACGTACTTCCAGGAGATAACAAAGAAAATAGATACTATTATGAGGGTTAACTTTAACGACGAAATGTAATGAAACAAACAGCAATAGAGTGGTTATTTGACCAATTAGAATTTGATGAATCAATATTAATGTATAACATTAAAGATATATTCAACAAAGCAAAAGAAATGGAAAAAAAACAGATTATTGATGCTTATTTAAAAGATAGACCAAAAGCAACTATTAATAAAGCATTGGATACTTGGGATAAAGCAGAACAATACTACAACGAAAAATTTAAAAAATGAATAAAGAAACAGTTTCAAAATTATTAGAATTTATAAGAACCGAGCCAAGACTTGAACAAATCGAAGATGGCTTTTTATATCATGGTTTATATTTTACAAATGAACAATTAATACAAATTTTTTAT